ACCCTACAATATCTATTCTGCTGGTGAGCAGATGCCTGAAACTCAGCGCGGGGAAGACAATAAAGATTACATAGTGGACGGAAATGGGCGCTACATCGAACGCACCGCCCAGCACTATGTCCTGGTCATTGATGAAGATGGCATGACTCAACAAGCCTTACTTTCCATGAAGGCCACTCAGTTCAAGAAAAGTAAACAGTGGAACAGCGCCTTGAAATCCTTGAAGATGAAGGATGGAAAAGGAATCTTGTTTACTCCCGCACGGTTCGCCCATATCTGGTTGCTGAAAAGTACGCCAGAGGAAAACAAAAATGGTTCCTGGCACGGTTGGGAAATCTCCAAGGATTCTCTGATAGAGGATATGGCCTTATATCAGGAGGCAAAGTTGTTCGCGGAGTCTATTGGTGCTGGACAGGTAAAAGTCCAGCACAGACGTGAGGAAGACACCACCGACTCTGACAACGTTCCTTTCTAGTTACTGGGGGCTTCGCCCTCTTTTGTACGCATGGACAAGGAACTCATCAGGCGTTTCGCGCTGCTTTTCCGTGGGCTGGAAGCTGCCTATGGCACCTACAACCTCACGGGAAAGCAAGCGAACGGAAAGACCAAAGGAAAAGCCAGTGTGGTCCGCGCTAAGCGCACACTGGCTACCTTTGAGAAGCACCTTAACGGTGAGCAGGGAGTGGGAATTATTCCCATTAATGAAAAAAATTCCTGCTTCTGGGGCGCAATTGACATCGACCAATACCCCCTTGACCACAGCGCCCTTGTTCAAACGGTCCACCGTCAAAAACTCCCACTTGTGGTCTGCCGGAGCAAATCCGGTGGTGGTCATGTTTTTCTATTTCTCAAAGAATCCGTCCCTGCCGAAGCACTTCAAAACAAATTGAAGGAATTAGCCAGCGAGATAGGCTGTGCGGCTGGAACTGAAATTTTCCCAAAACAAATCCAGTTGGTTCTTGAGCGTGGAGACACCGGGAACTTCCTCAACCTCCCGTATTTTAATCACGAGAATGGACTGCGCTACGCTTTCAAACTGGGAGGTGAGGCTGCGACCTTAGAAGAATTTGTGGAGATGGCGGAAGCCGCTTCCATTACACCACAGGAAATGGAGAAGCTCCTCGAAAAAGAAACCGTCGGAGTGGACGAGCGCATTAAAAATGGTCCACCGTGCCTCCAAATTTTGTTGCGTCAAGGATTCCCAGAAGGTACCAGAAACAACGGGCTTTTTAATCTTGGTGTCTATCTGAGAAAGGCTTTTCCAAATGACTGGGAAACAAAAATCCTCGAATACAACCAAGCTGTACTCAAACCGCCGCTTGATCTTAAAGAGGTTAATGTCGTCGCGGAGCAGCTACGAAAAAAAGACTACCAGTACAAATGCTCGGACCAACCAATTGTCAATTTTTGCAATCGCGATTTGTGTCGTAGCCGTAGGTTTGGTGTTGGTGGTAACGCCAATACTCCAAGAATTGCTAATCTTAGAAAATATGATTCTGAACCACCTCTATGGTTCTTGGATGTTAACGGAAGCCCCGTAGAGCTGGACACCGAAGCTCTCCAGCGCCAGCCAAAGTTCCAGATCCTGTGCATGGAACAAATCAACCAGATGCCTCGCACCATTACCCGACAGGCTTGGGAAGCTCAAATGAACACGCTACTATCCACGATGGTGGAGACAGAAGGTGCCGTAATTCATACCTCAGAGGACACCTCCATTCGGGGTCAGTTTTACGAGCTGCTGGAGGAATTTACGACGCACATGCAAGCCGCGATGGACAGAGAAGAGATCCTGCTCCGGCGACCCTGGACCAATGAATCCAACAACCGCACCTACTTTCGTCTGAAAGATCTGGAAGCTTTCTTAAAACGACAAAAGTTTACCGACTACCGGTCCAATAAAATTGCCCAACGGCTCCGCGACATTGACGGGTTATCCGAACAACTCAGTATTAATGGAAGACCTGTCCGCTGCTGGTCTATCCCCGCGTTTGAACCCATCGAAGAAGAGTTTGGCTCTAATTTCGACGGTGACGAGGATATCCCCTTCTGATGACAGAAAACAAAAGAGGATATCCCCTTCTGATGACAGAAAACAAAAAATGTAACTTCTGCGACAACAAGTCCGCTATTCAGTTAGGTGAAACTCTCCTATGTGCAAAGCACTACTTCGCGCAACTCTCTTCCAAAAAAGCGAGCAACATCTCCCATGAATCCCCCCTTATTCCCAAGCCGCATTCGCAAAACCATTGGTCCATCTTGCTCCGTGATCTGCGATATTTGGCCCGGTTAACCCAACGGGACTTGGCACAAAGAACCAAAATGAGCCAGCGCACAATTTCCGACTACGAAAATATCAACGCACCACGCCAGCTCTCCATTTATAAAGTGGAACGGTTGCTTTTAGAACTGGGATACGACCTTAACGCCGTGTTGATGAAAAAAGATGTTTAGATATTTTGGCCCTCCAGGTACAGGGAAAACCACCACGCTTCTTAATCATGTCGAGGAGTTGCTGTCGGGGGGTACGCCTCCCACCCAGATAGGTTATTTCGCCTTCACAAGAAAAGCCGCACACGAAGCACGGGACCGCGCCGTCGCCCGGTTCGGATTAAACCCCGACAAGGATTTTATTTTCTTTCGAACCCTTCATTCTCTTGCCTTTCAGCTTCTAGGTCTGAGCGGAGCAGGGGTACTGAAGGAAACGCATCTAAAAGAGTTCAGCAGTATCGTAGGTGTGAACCTCACAGAAAGTGTTGAGGCCGTTGAAGATGAGGGCTTTCTCACCTTCCGCAGCAACCATCCCATCATGCGGGCGATTGACTTAGCGCGAACCACGGACCACGGCCCTCAGTGGGCCTATAATCGAATGAACCTCCTCGAAACTTCTTACCACTTCAAACACATTTTTTCGGAATACGAAAAGTTCAAAAGAAAAAATGGGTTGAAAGATTTCACAGACATGTTGGTTGACCTGTCTGAAAACGAAGCCTTGATTCCAGAACTGAAAGTTGTGTTTCTCGATGAGGCGCAGGATCTCACACCTTTGCAGTGGAAGGTTGCTCACCTCATCAACAACAAGTGCGAACGAATGTATGTTGCGGGTGACGACGACCAAGGAATCTTCGGCTGGGCCGGTGCAGATATAAATCGCTTCATTGGATTGGCGGGCGCATCAGAGGTTCTTACTCAGTCACACCGCATACCCAGATCCGTCTGGAAGATAGCTGACCGCGTTTCAAGCCGCATACGCCGTCGCCAGAAAAAAGAATGGTCACCACGAGACGCGGATGGAAGTACGCGCTTCGTTCACGATCACTACGGAATAGACTTTACAGATCAGTGGCTTATACTCGCGCAAGCAAATTATATGCTAAATGAAATTGGTGCCTATCTTAAAACCAGCGGTTATTTCTTTGAACGATTCAATACTCCTTCCCTTTCCAAGAAAATCCGGTCTGCAATTTCATCGTGGACCTATCTCACCACCGGTCAGAACAGGGAAATTAGTTTGAGCGAAGCCCAAAATCTTTACGCGCACATTTCAAGCGAGGATGGGCGATTGCAGCGCGGTGCCAAGACCCTGCTGAAATCTGCAAACGAACAGGATGTTTTCACACTTGGTCTTTTACACGAGCATTTTGGATTAGAGGCAACGGGAACATGGGATCAGGTACTGGACCGAATTAAATCAGAAGACCGGGCCTATGCCTCAACACTCCTAAACCGGGGAGTCAACCTTAATAGCAAGCCAAAAATACGACTGTCCACAATCCATGGTGCTAAAGGAGGAGAAGCCGACAACGTTTACCTTATGCTCGACCTGTCCGGCAAAGCTCTCGAAGAAATGACAAAAAATCCTGACGACGGATACCGTGTGCTGTACACGGGTATCACTCGCACAAAAGAAAACCTAGTCCTGAAAATGCCGGAAGATTGGCAAAGAGGATGGATGCTGTGACCGATCTTATTTCCCCCACCTATTACCAACGCGCAAAGCTGGAAACCATCGAAACTATCATGGATATCGTTCGAGATTTGCCCGGTGACGAAGCAGTTCTTGTGGGAAACGCGATTAAATATTTAGTTCGATACCGATTCAAGGAAAACACCGCCCCCATAATTGATGTCCAAAAGGCCGAATGGTACATCAGACGATTGGTCGAGCTGCTACAAGCCAAGCCTTCCGCGAAGGGTTGAATTCGGCATGACAAAAATAAAAGTTGAAAAAGCAAGACATCCTGAAGGCTGGACCAGTTGGTGCTATCCAATAATGAAAGATTATAAATTAGTATGTTGTGATTGTGGACTTGTTCACGACATGGAGTTTCGCGTTACCGGGGATTATGACCGCGTGGAATTTCGCACTCGGAGAAACAACCGAAGTACGGCGCAAGTCAGGCGTCATAAAATTGACTGATGGATACCTAGATGAAAGAAAATCTCAAAAGGCCAAAATTCGGCGTGA